CACCACTCACTTCGTCAAACCAGACAAAAACACGAAGTCGAAGGATGCCCGGGCCATACAGGGGAGACACCCTTGCTACAACATCTGTTTGGGCTCATATCTCAAACCGTTTGAAGAATGGTTTATAAACATGAGGGACTTCCATGATCTGCTACCGCAGTACAACTTCCCGCGGGGGAGGTTTGTTGCTAAAGGTTTGAACGCGGTACAGCGGGGAGAGCTCCTTCATGAGAAGTGGCAACAGATGAAGGATCCGGCAGGTAAAGCTTGCGATGCGACTAGATACGACCAGCACATTAGCAAACCCGCCTTAGAGGTAGAACATGAGGCCTATTTGGCCACCTACATGTACAACGCCAGCCTACTAGCTCTACTCCAAAAGCAGCTTGTCAATAAAGGCAAGACTAGCAAGGGGTGGAAATACTGGGTAGAGGGGCGTAGAATGTCAGGAGACATTAATACGGGACTTGGAAACTCCCTTTTGATGTCCATGTTTTACATCCAATTTTTCACAGACATGCGTGACCGGTCATTTGAGTTTGAAGGTGAGACCTTCGTGATTGGTTACGATGGATCCATTTATGAGTGGGATAACAACTGGCAGTTACTAGATGATGGAGATGATGCCGTTATCATTATTGAGAAGCGAGCTGAGAAGGCCTTTGACTTGTTCATTGGTCCCTTCTTTCAGCGACTTGGCTTCAAGATGACGGTAGAGGACACAGTGTATGACTTTGAGCATCTAGATTTCTGCCAGTCCCGGCCAGTGCGGGTGGGGAATAAATACGTCATGGTACGTAACCCCATCAAAGCACTGAGTGGATCGTTATGTTCCGTATACTCCGTGCGGGATATAAAATCTATGAAACAATTGGTATGGGCTACGGGACAATGTGAGCTGGCTCTTGGGGCAGGGGTGCCTATTATGCAAGAGTTCGCACTTGCCTGTATTAGAAACGGATTACAACTGAAGGAACGAAGACTCGATCAACTTCGTCACGAGATGAGTTACAGGTATTGGGTATTGCCAGAAAAGGTGCAGCCTATTACTATATCTCCGGAGACCCGATACTCCTTCGCGCGTGCATTCGGGATACCGGTCAGCCAACAGCTGATCGCTGAGGAGGAGC